TATTTATAAGTCAATTTTAGGTGACATTGCTGTTCTTCCAGTAAGTAACCTGAAGCTCAACAGTAAACTCTTCAAGAGTGTTTTCACTATCGTAGCTCAAATCAATTGCTGAAATATTTGAACACCAAACACCAGTGAAAGTGTATGCTTTCACTGCATTTTCGTTCCGGTCAAGTTGGATAACTTTCATATCATCCATGTAATCAAGAGGAGCTAACTGACCTTGGCCAGAAATATGCTCTTGAATACGGTTTGACCATTGCTCAAATGCATCTCTGATTCTGAAATCATTATCATTGATAACAGTAATCGTCCAAGGTTCAAACGATCGGTCACCAGCCAACTGCAGTGTTCGTCCTCTAAAAGGAACTGGAACTGGGTTAATAACAGAAGCTGGCAACGATGCTGCTTTTACAAGGATAGCATCGTTGTCAGACAAACCAAGCTGTGCACCAAAATTAACGGTAAACAGGTTGGGACGAGCGCCCCCTCCTGTCAGTTTTGCTTTAAAAGTATCGATTCTAAGTGTATTAGACATTTTCGTTCACTCCTTATACACTTTCGTTAGAGTAGAGACCGGTAGCAATTTCTTCAAAAGAAACCCCCGTTCTTACTGCTACGAAATTTAGAGTAATAAAGTTAATGGAGCGATTCGGCTTAATGTAGATGTCACCAACAAACTGATTCGTATCAACAATGAACGGAGTGTTATTGGTTTCATCACACACAACGTAAAAGTCTTGAATACCTCTTAAACCTTGTACGTTACGCAGATAAGGCTCACACATTGCTACGAACAATGCACGCGTTGCCGCATCATTAAATTCGAACAACAGATACTTAGCTGCATTAGAGATAGCCCTTTCAAGCACGATAAACAATCTTCGTACGTTAATACGATCGAATGCAGATGGCTTAGCAAGAGCAGTCTTATCACCGTAAAGAATCGTTCCTTCTCCTGGGAATGTAACCAGCGGGTTAATTCTAGAAGAGTAAAGATTGTCACGCTCTGTTTTACGTGGAATATGACCAAGCTTAACGATGCCTTTCAGCTGACCACGATTGTATCCAGCTGGTGAGTACCATGGTTGAGCAATATCATCTGTTCTTGCGCAAACACCCGCAATAGATGAAGAAGCAGGAATCCATAGATACTGGTCATTAAACTTATCATATACTTTAACTGCACATGAATCAAACACTGCATAAGATGTTGAGTTGATTTGATCAAACCAATCAATAACACCATCTACAGGGTTGTTAGCACCAAAGGCAGTCAGTTCTACTGGAGGAGAAAGAAGAGCGATACAGTCAGTTCTAAACTCACAGATATCGATCATTAGGTCTTGTAGAGCTTTTCCGTCGTCATCAGCTTTAATAGAAGGCTGAATCAGGAAGTCACAAACGATTGTTTCTACATCACGGAACAACTCAAAACCTACAGACCACTCAGCTAAACCGATTTCATCAGAGTCAGCACCTTCAGTCAACGAGGCTCCAGAAATTGAAGTAAGTTGAGTAAAGTCTTGATCAAGAGCGTCTTTTCCAGCATCTACCAGTTGAGGAACGTGAGCACCCCACCAGATGTACTTAGACCGATCGTTGATTACGTCAGCATAGTAGTTGTTAGTAGAGTCGGCCAACATAGCATCACCGGCTTGTGAAACATATGCAAACGTCTCAAGTACGATACCAGGAGTACCAGTGATCTTACCATCTTCGTCAATGACCACAACGTGAAGTTCATCGTTTGAACCATTTCGCTGAGCAACATAGTCAGAAGTGTTTGGAGCTCCGTTGAAGTAGCCTTTGTAAGCCCAAGTCTTAAAGCTAGCTACATCTCCACACATTTCAACGCGCAAAGAGTTACCTATAACACCAGCATACTTAGCGTACCATGGTCCTCTATCGACATTAACTTCGAAGTTATCTCCAATGTTAATTCCTACTGGAACAGTTCCAGAAAGAGGTGTGTCCAAAGTTACTTCGCCTGTAGCGCTGTTAACAGATACAACCTTTGTGTTAAGCTGCAAACCATTACCTACTAAGTCAATGATGGTATCTCCTGGAGCAACAGAAGAAACATCATTAAGGAAGATAACAGTTGATTGTGCCAATGCATCTGCTTTAAAGTATGTTCGGTTTGAGATTTTTGTTGAAATACCATGCGATACAAAGTTGCTAAC